ACTGACAATCCACTTGTAGAAAATCCTCTGTAAGAAAAATTCGATGTCGACCCATCTCCTATGTAATATCTGTTATCCGGACCTCTCAATATTTTTCCGTCTAACTCCACCATTGTCAAACTGTCATAAGGTCCTACTGCCCCTGGTGGATAAGTCAATCCAAGTCTCACTGTGCTTCCGTCATATGTCAATGACTGTGTTCGTAATTCGTAATATGCTCTACCCGATGTTGATGGTTTGTTGAATGACGCTATCTGTACCAATTTTCCAGATGCAGGTGGATTTGCTGTTGATCCATCACCACTATGTAAATCAACTGTTATCAATTTATTATTAACAGTTGTAGTGAAATTTGTTGTTGGTGTTCCGTCTATCGTAACATATAACTGGCTGGTCGTTGCACTAACTGATTGTCGTATGATGATGCTGGCACCATCAGACGGTGCGTCTTTTAGTGTAACAAACGATGTTGTTCCATCAACTGTGTAATTTATTGTGGCTCCGTTGACTCTATCTAATATCACACCATCTATGAAAATTGTCAAATCACTGGCATATTGTGGTGCACTGACGTCTGGACTTGTTGCGAAAACTTTTGTGCTACCGTCACCTGTGTGTGACGTATTATATTGTATTTCTTTGGATTCGAAATCATTTCTCGTTGATGTTGAAAAACTAGATGTTGATCCGTCACCAGTGAAAGTGTCCAGCACCATGTAGTTCACTCCAGAAATAGCAAAACTTCTGATACTGATCGTTTCACCATTGTTGGGTGTTGGATTTAAAGTTATTGTTTTGTTTCCCACGTCAACTGTGTAATCCGTTCCAAGTCTTTTTACCACACCGTTTATAGATACTATAACCGAATCTTGTGTACCCGGATATTGTCCTATATCGAATGTGTCTGTTGTTCCGTTCGCGATATAATTTTTTTGCATCACAAAAGGCACACCTGATTCTGGTGCTGTGTAAACTTTGATGTCTACTGTATCAAAAATACTACCTGGTAAATTTTCTTCTGGTGCGTAACTGGTTTCCGGAGTTATGAAAGCATCGCCTTCTAGGATTATGTCACTAGGCGATTGGCCCAATACCGATTTTAAATTTCCGCCTGACACTATGCTGTCTAATGTGTCATCGTCTGTGGGAGTTAACACTCCATCCGAATCAAAAGGAATCAACTCGATCAAAGTATCTGCACTTGCTGGCAAGCCGTCATCGCCTCTAATTGTAAATGATGTTGTTGAACCATCACCTCTGATCACTGTCTTGAATTGTCTCACACGTTTTTTATTTGCTTGAGCAATAATAGAACCAGTTCCCACTGTAGAATCACTGATGTCAGTGAAATACACCGTGTAGACATCGGTTGGTTGTGGTGCCATTTCAAAATTGAATACGATTGTACTGCCATCACCGTAGAATCTAACACTCTGTGCCAATCCGTAAGTGTCCCAGGTTTGATTATACCAGTCGTCAACGTCCCATCCTTGTGATTTGTCAAATGCTAAACCTGTGACCATCACTCCACCATAATCCACTCCTGTCATGACCTGAGATAACTCGTTTCCTGGCATTCCTGATTGTGGTGCGTATAGACCTAATGTTCTTTCTGCCGCTGTGATGTATGATTCATCTCCTCTGAGTTTTATTAAGTTGTTTAATCCTTCGCTAAATTTTATAGAACTTGTAAAGGCTGTTTCAACTTTGTAAAAATCATTCTCATACCTTAATAGATCACCAACAGAATAACTTGTATCCTTGGTCCAAATCAAAACATTTCCTGTTCTTTGTACCCTGTCAAATTTAATTGTTGTTTCTATATCTCTCACTGCATCATTTTTTAATACTGCATATGCTTTTGCTGATGATGACGGAGTGTTGTTGTTCGTGCCGCCGCCGGTGATCACCACTGTTGGTGTTGCTGTGTAATTTGATCCCGGTGTTAAAACATCGATCCTTATCACTTTTCCTCCGGATATGACTGCCCTAGCAGTCGCTTGTAGTGTGTCCGCTGTCGCATATGTGTTGTATAAAGAACTGGCTGATGCCTGTGAAACCGATTGACCAGTTTGAGGAATGTAAAATTTTATACCTGGGTATTCCTGGAATGTAAATTCATCACTTAATCCTGTGCCACCCGATTGTGAGTCTGCTAGATTGGCATCTGCCACCGCGGTATAGGCCGGATAGAAATATCCTGATGTTCCTGATGTTGGTCCTGACAGGCTCAATCCGTTCACTTGGAAAGGTCCTGTGGTTGTTGTCGCGCCGCCCACCAATGTGATTGTTGGGGCAGTTATATAACCCGAACCGCCATTGATAACTCTTATAGAACTGACATATTTTTTATAATTGTTTTTCCATTCGTTGTATGGATAAGAATTTAACAATGTCAGATCTGCTTCATTTGTTAATGATAAGTTTCTTATGACAGAACCATCATAAATTGCTGGTAAATCAAAGTCGGTATTTGTTCCTTGTTGTGTGTCTAACTTTGTGTAACCCAATTTATATTCTCGAATTTTTGTGTGGAAAGGTTTGACTTCATTGATGTATGATTCCACATAATTCTCTGTTCCAATTTTGTAAGTTTTTCTTTGATCTAACGGTCTTAAAAAGTTAGTTACATTTATAAATGATGTTTTTGCCAACCAATCAACATATATTTGTTCTTCTAAAACTTTTCTTAAACCTATAAAAAATATGTTATTGTACTCAACTAATAAATCACCTATGAAAATATCATCTCTCAATGCCTGTAATATTTTTCTTAATTCTATTGTTGGTTCATCGTCAAAGAAGTTTCCATCATATGTGTCCAAACCAGCAAATCCCGATGCTTCAACTGTGTAGTCATACAGAGCTCTAGAAAATTGTATTGTTCCGTTTTGGGTGGCGATATTATCCCATCCTGTATTTGTTTTTACAAAAAGTTTCCATCCTCCGGTATCTGCTTGAGTGACTTTAATAATTTTTCCCACATCTACCGATAGAGTGTCTAATTGATATTGATACGTGACAGTTTGATCAATAATGCTATCAACCGAATAACCAGAAGCATACCAATCTACATAACTGTAATAGTTGCTTGTTTTATAAGTTTGAACTTTGTTTCTGTTCCACTCAGTTCCTGACCATTGATAAACCGCCCAAAGATTTTTACTGTTGACTTCATCGCTTCTTACCAACACATTCAATATTCCGCTGATGTCATTGGTATTGATGTAAGTTAAATCTGCATATGTATCGACTGCCGTATCCCATTCTCCCGAAGTACTAGTAGGTTCCGGATCTTGCGAATCTAGATTTTTATAATTGATACTGTTGGCAATTTGATATTGTGTTAATATTGAATTTGTATATTGTATTATTTCCTGCACAGCATTTAATCTGTTGACATACCAACTTTGTCTAGGTCTTATAGAATTTCCGTATCTCTGACTCAAAGGTAACGATAGATCAGGAATTTGGTTTCCATAGATATCAGATCCTGTTAAACTATCCCACCATTTTCTTTCAATTTCCTCTGTTGGTCTATCTAATTTATCTCCCTCTTTAAATAGTTTCCATACCGTGTGATTGTCTCCATCATTTAAATTATTTTTATAATTGATGTTCAAGACTGTGTTATTAAGTACCAGACTGTTTTTTACGTTCAAAGTAACCAACGAGTTGGAAGAAGTTATTCCAAAATATTTTATTCCAGATGATAAAGGATCTGCTATGACTCTCGAAATATATGCTGTTGAATTTTTTCTTTCCGTGACCTGTTTGTTTAACTCTGGTAAAAATACCGAATTCCTTACCCAATAATAATAATAGTTCACAAAAGTTTCTGACTGAGGATTGTATTTTTGTTTCAAAGTCACACGCTGGTCATTGTTATCTAAAGGCTGTCCTGATATGCCCAATGCCAAGCCGGCTGGTGTGTCTGCTCTTACAGACCATTCCGATGGTAACAATGTTGACTCTACCCATTCGTAAATATCAATACTACTGTTCGGAAACATTCTTCCCCAGTTTTTAGATTTATATTCCTGGCTACCTTGCTCGTACCATATCCATCTTACTTTAGATAAATCCCACCATACTTCGCCTATGTGTTCTTCTCCCCATGCTTGTTTCCTATCAACACTAATCAATTGTTCTGTTGATTCAATATTATATGTTGCTGGATCCCATTCAGATTTGAAATTTATTTCTCTGTCGGCGACACCTAGAATTCTGCCTTTTACCGGATCATAGTAATTCAAATAATCAATTATTTTGTTTGTGGAACTATCAAAAATAAAAGACGATTGTATTTTTCTATTATCTACGAGTGTGCTTTCTGTTTCTAAAACTTTCCAAGCGTAAGATCCCTTGGTTTTATAATCGTAAACTGTTACTGTACCTCTATCAACTTGTACCGTTGAACCATCTGTCGATAATGCATCATCATGAGAAGATCCAACCAAAATTACATTGTCGTTTATGACCAATCCACTGCCAAAACGATCATCACTGCTCAATGTTGTGGTCGTTAATTTATCATCAATAACAAATTCCGAATCATATTTTGTTGCCGTAAATGTTGCTCCGGATGATCTATTCTTTTCAACGATGGCCGTGTCCTGTAAATCAAATGTAGTTGCACCAAAATCAAATTTCATTTCAGTAGGTGTACTAAAACTTTCAGCACCAATCAATAATCGGTCACCTGTTTTATTGATTTTAACAGTTGATCCAAAACTCACATTGTTTATACCTGTGTTAGGCAATTTAATGGTTTGTTTTAAAGTATAAGTTTCTGATGACGACTGATCGTTCCATTTATAATAATAAACTGCGCCTGTGTTTGCCACAACACCATCGTCTATGCCGGGAGCCGACACAATCAAAGTAGTCCCGTCACTGCTCATCTCCAACGAATCTCCAAATTGAGTATCATTACTGCTACCGTCAGCACTGACTCCTGTCAATGTTTGTCTATGAATAAATGTATTTTCTGAAGTTCTTTTGAATATTTCAACTTTACCTGCAGTTTCTGGATTTTTAGATCCTATAGCAATTATGTCGGCATTGTCGTTTACCGCAATACTGTGTCCAAATCTTTGGCCTGCATCGGCATCTGTACTGGTCAATGTTGTTGTTAATGTCCATGAGGTGCTGTCATCTGTGTTTTGCCATTTATATAAAAATACTGATCCTGTGTCAAGGTCATGTCCTGGAACAGTTACAAAAAGATATTTAGGAGTTGTTGATAACGTAGAATTTTCTATCGGTTCTGCCAATGCTGTTGCCCAACCAAAATTCCAATTGGCAATGCTGGTACTACCTTCTTGCTCCGGTGTTATCGTTAATTGTTCTTCGTATACTTTTGTTGTTGTGTTCCAATTATAAATTGATATTAATCCAGCATCATTATAAATGCTACTGTCACTTATGTGTCTAATATTGGCTTGTGGTGCACCTGCGACAACAAAGTTCTCATCAGAACTCATAGTTAAACTATCACCCAGCCTTGTGGTATTATCTGCACCTTGTGTCGTTGTAAAACTACTTGTTAAATTAAACGTCGACGTAGAATTTGATTCTCTTCTCACAAAGAAATTCACAGTACCTTGTCCGGATTGAGGAGCAGACACGGCAATATATCTTCCATCTTCACGTGAAACTATTCTGTGGCCGAACTCCTGATTTGCTGACACTGTCGGTGATGATAAAACATTCGAACTGTAAGGATCAGTTTTTTCATATATTTTCCATTTTGAATTTTCGTTGTCTACGAATACAATGTCGCCTGGTCGTTCGTTTATCACATCATCGTCTCTGTATTCATCATAAGAGATCAACGAGTTAACATTGTCCATGCTTGATATTCTGACACTGATAAATTTATAAACAAGTCCAAAAATTGACAACGTTGATTCGTCTGCCAATATATCTGTAGATATAAATTGTTCAGGAGTATCGAATGCAAAAGTTAGTTTATTATTTGCTGGAATTGTGGACACAGCATAGATACCATTCATTGTGTCACGTGAACTGTTTTTGATGGCCAGTATGTCATTCACGCTAAATGTATGAGTTTTATCAAACGTTATTTCTAATTCTGTATTATCATTGACTGCTCTGACTGCCACTATTTTTAGATTTGCGAAAGTAATTCGTTGTACGTCCCAATCGTTGTTTTGTTTTTTCGCTATCCAAACCAAATCATTGTTGTTGATTTGTGTTATATCCAGATTAAAAAGATCGTTTATGCTAAAAGCAGTATGTTGCACATCGGACAATCTAGGAAATCCTGCAACTGGAAATTTTTGTACTGTTTTTCTGTCGTAACCTTCTTGATTGTAATCGAAATAATCAAATGTGTTTGCTACCTCGTACTCTATAGGAGTAGAATAAAACTCATTTCTATTTACTCTGGCAGATTTAGTCCAGTTCAAGTTTTCTAAACTGTTATTTGTGAACTCTATACTTTGTATGTTATTTTTAAATGTATTTTGTGGCATTGAGATCTGCAAACTTTGTGTCGCATTAAGATTACCAAATTCTCCAGACTTGATCATCCATTCCGGATACACATTTAGATCAATATTTTCATCATAAAACTTCGCCTTTGTTAATTTATTGATTGCGTTTTGTGTACCTTTTTCTTTGATGAACCCTTGATAAAATTTATATTGTGAGATATCGTTTGTGAATAGATTGTCTAGATACGTTCTTGATTGATATCCTATTAAGTGTTGTGCCAATCCCTGTTGTGACTCATCAAAATTGTTTGTTTCCAAATTATAGAAGTCGTTAAATTGAGAAATTTTATAATCAAAGTTAGGAATTAATTGTGGAGCAGGTTTTTCATCTTTTTTGATCCAATACTCTGCTGTGAATTCATTACCTGCATTATGATTGCTCTTGGCAACATAGAAGCCTGCATTGTACTCGACAGTGTCTCCAATTTGATAATCGGTATTTGCTGTCCACATACTTACATAGGCCTCATCAAAAACAAACCCCGGTGCGTAATAATCTCCATTCCAATTGGCTGTTTTCCAACCAATTAATTTTAAACGCTGTTGTCGGAAACCTGTTTGTAGTTGAAAAATTATATCAGAAAATACTGTAATGTTATCAAACAACAGTATGTGTTCTTTCTGAACAGCATTCATAGACACATTGTATATTCCATCTAACGTTCCTTTTGTTGACATTTCAAATGTGTTACCTATACGTTTTGTACTGATAAATGATTTTGGTATTTTCTTACCAGCAGAATTCAATACACTGTATTCTCCAGTGGTGTCGTTTAATTTGTTGATTACGCTGTTGTTGGTTTCGAGGCTGAAACCGTCTGCTCCCGGACTTAATGTGATGGCAGAACCGGGTGCCCATCCTTGCGTAGTCCAATATAAAAATTCTTTTGCCGATAATTCCCAATTGGATATCTCTTTTAATTCATTTGAAAACTTATCAAAAATAAATCCTCGAGACTCTAAATATTTTCCATATCCTAATAAAAAATCAACAACTTCTTGTTTGTTTTTGAACACTGTTCCGTAAGGTATAATAGTTTTCTTATTATCGAATATCTGATAGGCAACCACTTGTTCATTTTCAGACGATAATAAATATTTTTTGCCATTTTTTACCGGAAGAAAAACATCGAAGTACGGTTTGGCAGTATTGTAACCTATAACTTTATACCCCCCTTCAAGTGTGCTTCCGTCAATGCCTGTTGCACTATTGAATTCCACAAGAACGCCTGAATAATCATAGGACTCTACCGGATTACTGGATCTAAACAAGAGTTTATAGTTTTCCTCAGGTATAAACTGAGACCCCGCAGTTGATCCTGGACTTATACTGTCTGTCAATATTTTTAAATTATCTTTGTCAGTGAATCCTCCCAGTTTGTATCCTAACTGAACATTTAAGTTTTTCATTTTATCATAAAAAAACTTTGCAGGATCTAAATTTTGACTAATCAAATAGTTTACGACAAGAGGTTGATAACCAGCCGTGCTATATCTTGTCGTGGTTCCAGTTATCGTATCTGTAATTGTTTCTAAATGATATTTTACATTTTTAAGAGTTTGGATTGTTTCTGTTTCGGAATTATATAAATTACCGTCCACTGTGGTGATTAATCTACTGTTGTCTAAATAATTTCCAAAAAATTTAGCAGGTTTTGTCAATGCCAACATTTTTATAATAGAGAAAGGATACTGAGAACTTCTTCTCCATGCTGTTTCTCCAGGTGCCTGGTCACCAAATTTCCATTTGGAAGTTGTTCCGTTGTAGGTATACTCAGAAACTAATCCTATAGCGACTGGAGATTTTAATACTCCAGTATCATCGACTGGTAGATAATTTAACAAGTTAGATCTAATAAATCGAGCATTCGCGGAACTGTTCGAATTGTCAAACCCGTTTGCTAGGTCGGTCCACAACAATGTATTTCCTGATGTATATGGTGCTGGTCCATATGTTTCTTCCCACCACGTAGGTTTTTCACTGTAACCCAACATTTCCCATGGAGCAATATGTGGTCTATCTGTGTCATAAAATAGTTTGAAAATACCTCTCCAGTGTCCTGGAAGGAATTGTTTATTGATTGTATCTTTCGACTGACTGTAATTCCATGTAAATTGATTTGAATTGTCGTAAAAATTATTTTTTTGATAATCAACTGAATTTTTACCTGCCCAAGCAAAAAAATCTCTGCTCATGATATCATCAATTTCTTTTGTGGTATATTCACTAGTTGACATAAAGGCTGAAGGCCTTACATCTGTTTCTTTAAGTAAATTATTATTGTGATTTATTTTGCAATTATTGTATATTCTTTTTTCTAGTTCTAGCAAAATATCATCTCTGTAATCATTATAAGCAATAGTTTTTGAACCATCATGTCCCACTATCACATTTTTTGTTTCAATATATGTGTTATCTTGTATGATCTCTGGTTTGTATTTTGGATACATTCCAAGTTTTGTCGGTGTTGGAGGTATAAAACTTCCTGTTGTATCAGTGTAATCTTTTATTTTGATAACATCACCTGTTGAAAGTGTTGTTAAAATTTTAACACTATCGTCAGTTGTGCTGAAAGTGTAGTCTGTTCCCACTAATAATTGTGTATCATTTTTATACAGATACACTGCCCTATTACTAGTTTTTGAAATATCAAAAAGAGAATCAATGGCATAATCCACAATTGTGGGATCGTTGACTGTATAAGTTCTTGTTGAAACATTTGCTCCATAACCCACCATGTCTTCATAAAAGAAAGGAAACGAATTGTTTTTTTCGCCGGCCATCCCTTTTAAAATTTCATCTACTCTATCTGCGGCATTTTGATTATATGTTGTTCCAACATTGAATATAAGAAAATTTTCTTTGAAACTTTGATATTCTCGAGAACAATATTCTATGGCTCTGATAGCGTTTGAGTTTTCGTCTATGAGAGAAAAGACAGCCTGCGGCAAAGGCGATTGGTGTTGGATAATCGATCCTCCCAACGCTCTAAAATCTGGAAGATCTCTAAGATTGCTCGATCCTGGAGTTTGTCCAATGATCTCATTATTTTTTTCATTTATATCATTTAAATGATATAATATCTGTCCGTATGTAAAATCAGATATCTGCTCGTTGAGTGGATTTATCGAAATATTTTCGGGAATCTCATATAAACCTTTTCCATCAATTTTTTTTGCTGAGCTCGACGCATGAACCAACACGATATCGTTCACATTCAAAGCATTGTTGAATTTAATATATTTGTTTGTTGTACCATTTACCAAAGTGAAATCAGATGTTATTTTTTTAACATTGTTATTCACTGAGACTGTGACTTCAAGGTCGACTAACGAATTACTATTCTTGTAAAAATCTATAGGAAAGAAAACTTTTTCTTCCGGTGTCACTACAAAAGTTCCCACCACACGCTGTTTACTTTTTGCTTTTAATTTCTTCCAATTGGTTTGACTACGATGTTTGTTATATTCGTTCTGTACGTGTGTGTGTCCTATCTTAAAAGATTTAGTGTAAATTGTGTTGTTTATATTGTAATCAAAACTATTAGTCGCTAGATCTGATGTGAAAAGTATGTCTCCGACATTGTTAATTGTTTTGTATTTTACTTTTAATCCCAGCACAGAATCCAACACCGCAGAATCACTTGTTTTATAAGAAAATAATGTTGCACCAGAAAATGTTGAATTGGGATATGTTGTTGTGTTCGAAAAAGAAACATGATTACTATCATAGAGGTCAAACAAAGGAGATTGATTTAATTTGGTTTTGTTTTGTCCAGTTTGCCATTTTTTCGTTGAACTGCTATAAAAAAATGTTTTTCCTTGATGATTTCTGCCATACTCGGCTGTTACTGCTTCACCGTCGATAGGATTTGTGTCTGAATCTTCGGTTAAATTTAAACTGGTCACATCTTGACCTTGTACTTGCACGAATGAAACTTTGTAAATCTTGTTATTAATTAAGGGATCTTTATCATTGGCTATCAGTATTCTCATTCCTTCCTGTATCTCTACACCGTCGATGACATATCCTAATTTGTTAACTATCTCTGAAAACACGTCAGTTGTCACTGTGTCGACCAACGAAACCGATTTTTTTGCTTTGGTTCCATGGTTATATAAAATCAATCCCGAGTCGAACTCTATGATTGGTCTTTTTGCTCTGCTATCTTGATCTAGAGATGCTGTATAACCCAATGCAGTGGCCGTGTCTTCTATGACAGATTTATGGAACCATCTGTTGTATCTGGACCACGAGTTGCCGTCAATGGAACTTCTTTTGATTGTTATATAATCTGGAGTTTCTGCTCTAAAAAAACTTACCGCATACGGTCTATCTGCATATGCAACTTCATCATACAACTCTGTCACTTCAGAAGAATAAGAACCTGTTGGCAATAAGTCTGTGGTGTCTGTTAGTGTGATAGACTGTCCTACTCCTTCAACATAAAATTCTCTATTGGCATACGGTTTTAAAGTAGTGTCAATCACATTGCTACCAAACTTAATTTTCATTCCATTTGATAATTTTACATTCGAATGTGTTGTATAATTTTTTGTACCTATGATCTCTTTTTCCGGATCTATTTTAGTTGTTTCCTCTACTGCCTGAATTTTTATAATGCCATGCATGGCACTGTGATTTCCACACTGATAATGTAAGATATCTGGTGCATTAGAAGGAATAGTAAATGTCAATGTTCCGGCATCTATGCCGTTATTTTCAACTCCATTGTTATAAAGTAGAGAAGTGCTACCGTCTACTGAGATTCCTCCCTTGAAAGGTTCGGTCATTATGTAAAAAGGATGACCCGGATTATCCACATGAAACTTATAGGTATTACCCTTATACAATGTTATTGTTGGATTTAATTCTGTATTTGAAAGATTTTGAAATACAAAACCCGATTTTCTATTTCGAGATACTATTAGATCTATAACTGCATTTGGTCCGGTGGTTGATATTGTGATTGGATTTGGTCCTTCGGGCAACCAATAATACTCTCTGTAATTGATAAGTTTATCATAGTCAATTGCTGGATTCCATGCATACACATCCTCACTGTTTAGTCTGCTATGATCTGAAGTATTTCCACCTAGATATTTTATTTGATTGATATAATCGTCATATGTTCCAGTAAATTTTACTTGATCCTCTGGATTGATAGATGATGTATCTTTATCTGTGTATGTTACTGTTGGTTCAAGTTGATAATTTTGTCTATCGTTGCTTGATGCTTCTATATAACTGTCCGTTGCTTCTCTGGTATATGAATAATCTCTTCCAATAAAACCGTCGAGCCTTTCAAGTTTTCCTGGCTGTATTAATTGATCAACTGTGCTAGATAAAAATCTATGGTTTGTGTCTGTTCTATAAAATGCTGGAAGATGAGCAATAGATCTTCTATAACTGATGCCTTGTTTGTCAACAACAACTTCAGAATTTTTTACACTATTAATTGGAGAATCTGCCATCTTTAGTACCCTGTGCCACTACCCGAACTGCCAGTACCTGAGGTCGAAGTAGTAACTGAGGTTACTGCCGATGTTGAATTACCGCTGGTGGTTGTTCCGGTAGTGCTAGTGACAACTGTTCCAGATGCTGATATTTGATTTGCTCCTATGGCATCAATTATAACCACATCATCCACTGTTGCTCCGCTTATAAAAATTTCGTCGGACGCTCCGCTAATTTGAAATAAAGATCCAAACGATTGTCCTGCTTGATTTGGAACTATAATAACTGTTAATAAATCTGGAGCGAGTTGATTGTGTATGTAAGCCGCTAATTCTGTAAAATAAAAAGTGTCGCCAAAATCAAAATTATTTAAAGCAAAAAATTCATTGATTGCTTGTATAACTTTGGTTTTGATTATGGCATTTGTAATGTTTGAACTTGCATTCTTGACCACTTTAAATGTTGCTTGGAAGGCCTCATCTGCTTGTGATCCAAATAAAATTTTATATTTGACCGGGTGATAAATTATTTGATCAGATAATCCTTTCAACGAATTAAGTGAATTCGAATAAGAAATTCGTAATTGGTCCGATGTTGAAGGTTTTGGTTGTGTTCCACCTTCTCTTAACCATGTTCTAAATAATTGATCATACGATCTCTCCAACAAATAGATATCCATAATATTTGTTTGTGCAGGATCTACTCTAGTTGACTGTCCAACAAAATGTTTGTATTGGAATTCTATAGAACTTCTTCCAATTCTCGCAATATAATTTGTGTTCGTTACCAAAGATGTCGTTGCTGAATCGAAATGTTTAATCGAGTCATTGGAATAAAAATAAAATAACTGTTTGTCTGCGTAATTTCCAGGTAATATTATGCTTGATTCGTTTTCCGTCACAATAAAACTGGTTGCATCTTTGGGTCTGTATCTTTCAATATTATCATAACTGATATATTTTTCAAAAAATACATACTTGGAAGCAACATTTTGTGATGGTTCCACAATAATATCAAAAATTTCCGGATTATCAACTACCCCATCGTCGTCTTGATCAAAAAAACCAACCTTAACTTTTCTATTATCTTGATAACCATCCGATTCGGTGATTGTGTCAACCACTTGCCAATTGATTGGATAACCTATCACTGTACCGGAACTTGGAACAGTATTACTTTTAAGAATTTTTACTGTATCTTTTACTGTTTGTCCTGAAACATAATCGTAGATTTTATCTGTTTTATCATAATGAAATTTATTTTCCGATACCGATTCAAAAACATAATCCAATGATCTATACTGCACGGTATAAGTGTTACCATCGTTAGTAAGTTTAAACCACCAACTATCATCTGAATTGGTCAATGTGTTTGTGCCCGCATTGTTCAAAGAGAATGTGTTGGATGAACCTAAATTTGACGAAGTGATTACTTTCCATTCTCCGTCTTGTTCGTCGAACCTTAATCCAAACTCTTCGTAGGTTTCAATTCTATTCTGTACGTCTTCTTTCAACTCTGTAGGTAACAGGGTTGTGAAAGGAGGAATCACTGCTGATAAAACTGCATTCGAAGGAATGATATCATTCAACGTTATAGGTCCAACTCCTGATTCTAAATTTCCTAGACCGGAATTTGCACCATCTCCCACCACATTCGAAATCTTTGCCCATGCCCTATCTTCTGCTACATCGGTCGTCGACGATACCAATACACCATTTAAAAATTTTCTTGTGTCGGGTGAAACAAATTTTATCAATGCTCCCGGTTTTGCGTGTTTCAAGTTACTGGTTGAAAACGATCCCACAGTCAATGGACCGCCTGCTACAAAATATCCAGTATTTGTATTAGTGCTGGTTGTTGTTGATACCCAACTTGCCGATAATGTTGATAAATCTTGTGTTCCATATTTTTGATAATAAAACTGTCGAGAATATGCATCAGATAATTTGCTTTCAATTTTGCTATTGATCACATCTAAAATTTCGTTCCTGTTGGTAAATGTAAAAGTAAATTGTGGTATGGACTCTTCTCTATAAATTATTCCGTCATCAGCAAAAGTTGACACATTGGAGTACGCACCCGTTGGATCAATCACTTCCTTTGTTCTAGATATACCAGATGCAGATCTGTTAACTGATTTTACTTTTATAATTTCCTGTGATACTGATAAAGGTACAACATTGTAATCTTCTGCTGTTATCATTCTGTTTTGAGAATAATAAACTTGCGATGCTTTTTGTTTGATAGAATCATTCGATTCTGTTGCTGATGCATTGTAAATGCTTTGTTGTAACGAAGCCGTTACAGTTAATAACTGATTAGCACCAAACTGATCAACATATGGAATTGAAAAAGATATGTCTGCCATATCATTTGGTTGTATGTTGTATCTCGCATTGTCCGATGTTCTATAATAACATCTAAATGCTCCCGATGGAATATTAGAAAAGTTTCCGTCACCAAATACTAAATCAATCTGATCATTATTTTTTGTAATGACATTGTAGATATTTCTAATATCTTTTGATAAACTGTTGTAGATTACATTGTTTCCTGTCAACGAAGGTATCTGTGTCCACAATGATTCCAATTGATTGAAATCATCTAATTTATATAACCACACGTCATCGTTGTTTATGTTGTTCGTTGCAATCGTTTTTACAAAATTAGTTGTTGGTTGTGAAATTGTAAACTGTTCGCTGGCCAATGAGCCCTGTTTGAATAAACAAAAAAATCCAGTGTTGGGACTGTTGTCGCCAGCACCGTCGTTTCTATAAACATATCTAAATCCTGTTCCCGGTGTTGGTGGAAATTCATAAATGGTTTCCTGTCCTGAAATCGTTGCTGGAACAATCTCAAAATTTCTTGCTACTCCACTTACTGCTCTGTTAAACGTAAAAATTGGTAAGTCATTATTTGATGAATTAACTACATAAACTTCAGTTTTGATTCCTCCCACATTATCTGATTCCAACGGTTTGCCAAACTTTTGTGAAGACTGATTGACTGCACTTAATATTGCGGTGAACTGTTCTTTGAAATTAGGATTGGTAGCATCGTTCCATCCAACTGTGACATTAGACAAACTGTTTCCTGCACTGTCTCTGATATCTTGTGTCGTTGACACTGATGTATATTTTAATAATCCAATCGCAGATTTGTTTCGTTTGGCATTGTAGTTGATCAATCTCGCTAATCTTAAAACTGAATTTCTTCTGCTGGCCGTTTCAAGAAAGTTTTCTCGAGCATTTAAGTCAACTCTAAAACTTAAACTCTGTGCGATATAGGCAATTAAATCAATTAGTGCGATATATTCCGATGATTCAACAAAATCATTAAAATCATCTGGATAATTTTCTTTGAGATAAGAAACCATTGTTCTACGCAATGTCTCAAAATCATACGATTTAAAATCTGCCTGTTGAAAAGCCGTATAGATCTTTGTCCAATCTTCCGCAACGAGTAATCTGTTTTGTCTATCTGTAGTGGCCATACATTTATATTACGAGTATTTATTGTTTTAATTATGTACGTATATTAAGAAAGATTAAATGTTGAATTTTGATCAAAATTAAAAGACAATTTCTCGGTAATATTATATGGTATGTATGTTAGTGTTGCTTGTACACTTATTCCTTGCCCGTTTTCGCTTACAACTATGTCGGATGTGCTCACTCTAGGATCTGCGTTTAAATTTTCGGATATATCGTTGGCAATCAATTCTTTTGTGGCATTTGTTAGAGGTTCAAACAACATATCGTATATAATTGTGCCAAATTCTGGATTTTCCACACGCTCGCCTTTTCTGATCGACAATCTATTCATAAGATTTTGTTTGATCAAAGCAAAATCATATAATTTATAATTGCTCTGCTCTGCTTTAGAACTAAAACCCTTGAATAGAGTTTGATTTTGTTGTTTGTTTGATGGGTTATTTGAGTATGCCATATTTAAAATTTAAATTTAAATTTATCTCCTATGCTTCTCGCCACGGAAGCAATTTTGTTTCCAATATTACTTATTACATCAGAAACCTGTGTGACTTGGGTGACTTGGCTACCGATGACATTTGTGTAAGTTTCAGTTATTTTACTCACCGACTTGATTGCTGTATCCACTTGGTTGACCGAATCTATTGCACTGTTGACTGTGTTCAATACAGAACCTGCTGATTTTATCACAGTTTGTGCTTTACCCAATGCACCTTTTGTCGCTTTATCAATCACAGAAACTGCGGCTTCTGTTCCTTTGGCATATATTATACCGGAAGAGGTTGCGAGCACCTGTCTTATATTACCTGTATTTGTGACTCCTGTTGATTCTACTAATCTGTTAAATAATTCCATCTCACCCTTTCCCAAAGATTTGTAATCATTGAAAACTCCGGTTATGGAATCTGGCAATCCAATTTTTTTAGAATAATCTGCTTTAAAAATATTTGCTATTGAATTGATCGGTGTTGTTATATTTTTTTCTATTTCGGCATTTAAATCTGCTTCCGCTTGTGCAAATCTTATTGAAAATAAATTAGAATTTCTATTAGCGTTTTCTAATGCTCCCACTGTTCCAGTGGCTGTCGATGCTCCGCCAACAGAACTAAAGATCGGGGTCCTGTCTAAATGACCCCAATATGGCTCGTGAGTCGGAACTCTCATTCCAGTCAGTCCTGTAAGTTCTCTATCAATCTTGTGCATCTCTCCTATAAATCTAGGAGTGACATCTTGATGTCCTACTGTTTGTGTTCCTGTGCCTGTGGGTTGTGCAAAACTTGTTCTGGTTAATCCTGGAACTAGATCAGTTTTTCCAATACTGTTAAAATGTATTTGATCTCCCACTAGATCCACCCTTCCCGCGGCTTGATGTATTTGATTTCCTTGTACTGATTGTGTCAATAAACTATGTTTGGCTCTCAAAGTTAAAATACCTTCGTCTGAATCCAGTTGCACTGCACTTCTTCCTA